GCGGAGCGTTCGTATCGCTCGGAGAGGTGATCTTCGAGGAATACTTGCGGAACTGCGCGACTGAGAGATCGACGAGAGTGCCGTTGATCGTGCGGTCCTGCTGGGTCGCCTCGCCGATGACAGACAGGGTTTGCGTCAGGCCACGCGCCTGATACAGCATGTTCCCGAACGATGAGATCGTTAGGATCGTATCCGCATTCGCGGGGAGAATGTTTTCAAATCCGCCGGGCATTTACTTCATCCATGAAGGGTTGCTACCCGCCGCCGAAGTCTGGCGGGCAATCGCGAAGCTGGAGAGGTCGTCAATCGTGCTCTTCGGCCCCCGCAAACCATTAAAGGATCGTCCGTCGATTGACAAGTTCAATGTGCTCGTCGCGGGCACGCTGCCGCCGCCGGGCAGACGGACCGGAGATGGCACGAGGCCACCGGACGCGAAGCCGGGCAGCATCATGTTGTTCAGCGCATGGAAGAGCCCAGCGCCATATGTCTGCACCGCCGCTGCCTTGATGACGAACTCGCCGCGCGACAGGCGCGCGAGGATGCTGTCGCTCGTAGTCGTTCCCGGGCCGTTGATGGGGCCGCCTTCCGCGAACCCCTGCGCGCCACTTTCGCTGCCTCCCGCGCCAGCACTCGCGCCGCCGCTCTTGCCGCTTATCGGAGATAGGGTGTTCGCTGCCGCGACGATCTTCGAGAGGAAACTCCAGATAGCCTTCACCTCTTCGAGGACGCTCTCCAAGAATTTGACTACCGAGCTATTGGTGACCGCCTCCCATGCGCGAGCTGCCCCTTCTCGTACTTTATCCCAGTTTTCCGCGATGTAGCCGATAGCTGTCACCACGACCGCAATCGCAGCCGGGACCGCCAGCCACGCGGATGCGAAGAGCGCAACCGCCGTGATAGCCGCCCCAATAAGAACCTGCATCGCCCTCCCGGGCTCAAGATTGAACGCATGATCAATCGCAGTCGCGAGCTTCTGATAGCCCTCGATAACGACCCCAAGACCCGCACCGATAGCTTGAACGCCCGCTACGACCGCATGCAGCAGCCCGTCGCTCGTGGTCAGGCTCTCATTGAGCGCTTCAAGGAAGCTCGTGAAGATTGGGCTCGCGGCAGCCGCGAAGTCGCGATTGACAAGTTCGATGCTCTGACCTAGCGCAGCGATAGCATCTCTAAAGTGTTCGACGTTCTGCCGCCCTTGCTCGTTGACCGAGAAATGGGATTTGGCCGCGTTCTCGAACCTCTTGAAATACTCCGGCCCGCGCTCCAGCGCGTTGAGCAGCTCAAAGGCCGCTCCACTCGTTGTGCTGAAACCGCGCTGACTGAGCTGCTGGACGATAGCGAGTTTTTGCGAGCTGTCGATGAGCTTGCCCTGTTCGCTGGAAAGAACACGGGACAGCTCGACCATAACCTGAAAACCGGTCGGCGGCTTATCGCCGACCTGAGCGGCAGCAATGATGCCCTTAGTCAGATTGGTGACCGAAACTTGCGTCAGATCGATAGCCGTCGTGGCCGCCTTGCTACCGTCGGTCAGCCCTTCGATTGCCGACTTGATCGCCGGGATGCTCTTGAGCGCGATCTGCTGAGCGCGATCCTCGGCCTCGGCGCGAGCGGTGATCGCAGAGCGCACGGCCTCTTCCGCCTTCTGTCGCGAGGTCGCAGCCTCGGAAATGGCAGTCTCGTGTTTTAGGGCGGCATCCTCCGCCGCCTGTTCGAGCTGAGCTTGCTTAGCCGCCGCTTGCGCCGCATGCTCCTGCTGCGCGATGCGGGCATCCGCTGCCGCCTGCCGGGCTTTGTCCACGGCAAGCTGAGCTTCGCGAATTTGAAGGGCCTGCTTGTCCGCTTCCGATACTGGGCGGCCCTCTAGCTCGGCGAGCCGCTGTTGCGCGCTCTCCAAACTAAGATCGGCACCGCGCACGCTATCCGTGTCGTGCTGGATTTGCTGGAGCGCATGGGAGGCCGCGAACTGGAGCGCGGTGTATGCCGCTTGTGCCCGAAGGGACGAGTTAGCGATCTTGCTGGCGGTCTCGTCATTTACGAAACCAAGTGCCCGCTGGGCCTCCTGCACTTTGATGGTCGAAGAGACAACACGCTCCTGAGCCGCGTCCTGTTCGTTGGACGAAGTCCGGATACTCTCGGTAATCGCAGGCCACTCACGCGCGATAGTCGTCGTGAGCCGCTGGGCGAACTGCTCGAAGGTACGCGTGCTGACGCCAGCGGCGGCAAACGCGGCTTCGAGCCCGACGACTTGCTCAGTCGTGGCCCCGAACGCCTGCGCGAGGAAGTTGGTACGCTGGATGGCTTCGTCATTGGCATCGACGAACGCTGAGATCGCGCCGACGACCCCGATGATCGTCGCGCCTACTTCGCCGATTGCTGTCCCGAAGATTTCAAGTCCGCTCGCTCCGCTCTCCGCAGCTTCGCTAAGCTCCTTGATCGCCTCGAAGCCTTTCTCTCCGATCTCACTGAGCTTATTGATGACCTCGGCGTCGCCGTCGATCAAAATCTTTTGCGTGATGTCGTCAAGATTGGGCATCAGACGGTCCTACTCCTAAACGCGCTATCGAATATCTGACGGAAATTCCCCATCACACTCTTCACGATTTCGCCGGTATGGAATTTCTTCGGGATCGTGACGCTCTCGACCCCGAAATACTTCGGTTGTTTATCCGAAATGGAGAAGAGCAGCGGTGGGCCGCCGCTCTTGCGGTTGACGGAGAAGAGCCCTCCACTATACGCGCTTGCGGGAGTGCGCTCGGCATCCGTCCCGCTGATCGGTATCCAGAGGAATGGATTTCCCTTGATCACACCGCCGGTCTCGAAAATCCCGGCATAAGGGATATCATGCGTGACGCTGATCCGCATGTTGCCGAGCGTGTCGCTCACGTCTACATGCAGGCCCTCCGTCCAGCGTTGTCCGAAATTTCCAGCTCCAGCGATATCCGCATCGGCCTGTTCTTTGATCATGGACGCAGCCATGTTGACTGAGGCAGTCAGGGCCTTCTCGAACCGGTCTCGGAGCCCAGCCAAATTCTGTTTGAACTTCGGGGCCGCGATCTTATCGGTTGTGATGCGAAGGGGCATCAGGCATCCCTCTCCCAAGTCTCCAATTGCTTCTTGACCGCCTTCTCGTCACCACTCTGCGCGAGTAGCATCAACGAGAGCGAGGCATGGTCCTCACGGTTCTTCCGTTTGACCGCGAGAAACGTGAAAGCTGCCATCTGTCTGGGGGTGTAGTCCCAGACTACGCTTGGGGGGTGTCCGGCGGCGATGAGGGCTTCGATGCTGGCGGCGATTTCAAATCCGGCACCTTTGAAGAGAGGCCGGAGTTGGCTGCGCCTGCGAGGGCCATGATCCTCTCCGCGAAAGGGGCGAACCCTCTTGTAAAGGTAAGCCTCCCTACCGCTTCCAAAATATCAAACTGGGTCTCGACCCCGAGCCCGGCTGCTACCGCTTCTGCCTTCTCATCGCCGAGGTTGTCGGTCGCGGCTGCGATGATCGCGGCCACGGCATCGGGAGCTACTGCCAGAAAGTTTCCGAGATTGAACCCTTCACCAACCATTCCCAGAACCTTGGGAAAGCGCTTGAAGATTTCGAGGCCGGTCTTCGCGCTGATACCGTGGACGCGGAGGTAGCTGTCTCCAATTGGCACGTCTTCATACATTGGGGCGAGATCGGCCAGATTGAGGCCCGGCTTGGTGCTCATAATCTATTCCTTATTCGAAGGGGGACATTCGATAGGGTAGAAACCTTATACGGTACGCGGATGCGGAGGCGGACCGGCGGGGACGCCACGGAGGGCGTTCGGATTGTGGACCCGGATCGTTTCGGTGATCTCGATTTCGAGGTCCTCGTCGTCCGCTACGGGGTCGGCAGCCGGAGCGGGATCAGCCGCCGGAGCGGGGTCGGCGGCGACTTCCGGGGCCGGGTCGGCAGCGACTTCCGGGGCCGGGTCGGCAGCGACTTCCGGGGCCGGGTCGGCAGCGACTTCCGGGGCCGGGTCGGCGGCCGGAGCCTCAGAAACGGGGTCTGGAGCGGCTGCCGGGTCGGCGGCGACTTCCGGGGCCGGGTCGGCAGCGGGCGCATCCTGAGCCACTACAGGGGCGGCAGCGGGGTCTTGAGTTTCGTCGGTCATGGGGGGAGTTCTCCGGTGGGATACTTCATACGCCGAAACGGACATTTTCTGTCCGTTTTGGCCTATGAAACCATAAGCCCCGTGGCCTGTTTCAACGGATGCTGAAAACAGGCCACGGGCTGATAGCTTAGAGGTTGCTGGTAGGCGAGTTCGGCAGCGAGACGGTCGCGGTGCCGAAGGTCTGTTGCAACTGATCGAACAGCACGTCGCCTTCGAGATCGATGACGCCCCACGTATTCGCGATCAGGCCGAGAGCCTTCGAGGGCGACAGTTTCACGAGAGGGAAGTTCACCGTCCAGATGGGGCCGATGTCGTTGGTGCCGACGAACCGCACCGAGCCGTAGATGACCGGGCTGGAGAAGATGTCGATTGTATCCGGGACCGGCGACGGGCCGCCGGTCGGCAGACCGAGCAGAGCGAAGCCCATGTTGCGCGCGGTCAGCTCTTCGAGCTGCATCGTAAGCGAGCCCGCGATCTCAATGACGGCGGTGAAGTCCTTGACACGAACGCCGGTCCGGCTGGAGAAGTGGTCAAGCTGAGTGACCTTCGCCAGAAACTCGAACTGCGGAACGTTGCCGCAATCAACAAACTCGGTCTCGCCAAGCAGCTTGATGCTGACGATGCCCTTGCCGATGTAGTAGTTGCCGATGTTCGGGCTAACGAGGGAGCCCTCGATATGTTCGTTTCCAATGGGCATAGGTTCTCTCCGTTAGGCTGCCGCGAACTCGTCAGGGATGAACGGGTATGAGAACGTGAAGCTCAAGCCCATCTGCCCCTTCATCTGCCGGTTGCGCGCGAGGTCAGTGACGCATCCGTCGTATAGTATTGACCCACTCGACCCCGTAATGGCCTGTAGGTCCCTATCGTGTAGGATCAGATTGATGATCGCCACACGCGCTAAACCCAAGTCCTGCCCGACTAGCACGTTCTTCGGTTTGCGAACGTCGAGCACAACATAAATCTCCGGCGTCATTTTCAGGATACCGGGTCCGGGACGCTCACTCCGCCCTTGCATAGAGGGGAAGTTAAAATCACGAACCTCGTCAGCATCCAAGAGGATGATGCCCGGGACAAGCTCCTTCGGGAGTTCATCGCGATTATGCACGATGTTTCCCGCCGGGATCGTTCCCGTAGAAAGTTGAATGGTCAGGCCGGACAAGAGGGTCACAAGCCTATCCAAAATCAGTTGCCGCCGATCTACCTTTGCGCTCATCGCCGTACCGTAAATTCCCAGAGAACAGTTACCCCGGCAGGCGCAGTTGGCTTGGGCTTACAAGTCAACGGCAGAATTTCGTGGATCACGGGCGGGCTCGTTGGGGGCTGCACGAACGTCACCAATTGATCCTGTTCATTGTCCGGCGGCATCAGTTGCACCTCCGAATTTGCCGCCGACATGATGACCTTTCGGTCGGTCGGATTAGCAAGGTCGGCGGGCTTCTCGCGCGGATCGTAGCTGATGATCACGACCCGACAGGGCCGATCTTCTGGGCTACTCCCTGCGCGCCGGAGAACCGCGTCCATCCCGAAGTATTGGATGAGGTTGTCGGCATCCGTGATAGCGCCTTGGTAGTCGAATTTCGTGGCCATTCTATGTTATCCTATGGGGGCGAACAACTAGCATGTTCGCGGCTTACCGGATGACTGTCCGGCCGCCGCCCGAGTTGAGCAGCCCCGCTTTCGAGAGCATTCGATCCACCATAGGGAAAGACGCAAAGAAGCCAATTCCTAGCTTGGTGTCATAAGCGGTCACAGTCTCCAGCGGGCCGACTTTCTTGGTGATCGACGAGACGACGCCGCCCGCGCCGACGAGGTTGGGATCGTAGTCCGGCTGGAGCACGGTCCCGTTGAGGACCCTGATCGCCAGCTCGGCGCACGCCGCCCTGATCTGCTTGGGGATGCCGTTGACCGTGTCGCCGTTGAAGTCGATGACGCCCTGTCGCGGCCATTCAGTGCTTTGCTTCGAGGTCGTCGGCGTGAGGTAGGAGACGCCATTCAGCGCATAAGGCGTGAGCCACGTTTCGAGGAAAGTGGCGTTCGCATCCATCACGGCGGAGCCGATAGTCTGCAAGCGCTTTACGCCGCTGTAGCGATAGCGCTGATCAAGATAGTCCGTGCCTTGCACGATGGCAGCCCTTATTTGCTGCACAGTAGCGTCCGCCGGGACCGCGTTGCCGCGCGCCGCGTGATATTTGGTAAACTCTTCGACCGAAATGTACGCGTTCGCCCCGTCAATCTCTGACACGGTCGAGGTCTCGTCGGTGTTCGCGCCAGTCGTCCACGTGATCTGCCCGAACGCGGGCCAGTCGGCCATGTTCGCATTGATCGTCGAGACCGAGAAATGCTCGTCATCGAGAACCTGACTGACAGTGAAGGGGAGGGACTGAAACGTCGGGGTTGCAAAACTGGCGGTCCCGTCATCCGGGAAGCCCGCATAGACGCCAGTGTCGCCGACCGTAATATGCTGGGCGGGCGATGGCGAGGGCATTATCGTCACTTGCGCGACGGTGCCTGTCTCATCCTGTACCGAAAAGATCGCGGTCATCACTCGTGCTTTCTATGCTAAAGCGCCGCCTGCATCGCTGCACGGCGGCGCTTTGGGGGTAGCCTTGCCCGAGATGAGCGAAACCATTGGGCAGAGACCTCTTTAGTAGTTCACCGCTGCTTTGCGGGGAAGGAATGGCCCCGGCGTCGGGCCTCGCCCATTGCGACCATTGTTGCGTTTGCGGTCCATGAGGGTCTGATCGACCGGGTTCGCCGCGACATTGGGCTCAAACCGCGAACCGGTCACGCGCTCCCGAAGAAGCTCCTGCTGCCGAGCAAGGTGGATTTTGATCGCTTCGGCCGGAGAGATTGGCGGATACTTCGAGCTGTAGACTTGGAGCGCACGAGTAAGACGGCCTTCGGCCTGTTGCACGCCGCGCTGAGCTTCCGAGACGGCACTCTTAGCCGCTGCGACTGCCTCTTCTGCCGCATGCACGCGGGCAAGAGCCAATTTGCGGAGACGCTCGTGCTCTTGCTCGGGCGAGAGTGGCTCGTCGCTGTCTTCGTCATCCATCTTCGGCCCAGCCGCAACCGGATCGATGATCGTGTCGGTCGAGGCTTTCGTCTCGGCAGCTTCATCGTCGGGCTGCACATCCTCGGAGACGCTGTCAGTCGTTTTACGCGCGAAGCCGGGGAAGGCATCGTTAATCTGCGCCCGGGTGATGGTCTTGTCGTTCGCGAGGCGCTGCACCTCGGTCACGAGCGGCGCACCATCGTCGGTCCAGAGCGCATCGTTCGTGTGGTCGAGACCTTCGAGAATTTGCTTGATAGCTTCTTTGGGGAACGTAGGCATTATTTCACCTCATGGTGCGGGGGACAGAATAGGTCGGGGTCGGAAGTCAGATGCGAAGTCTGCTCTCCCGACCCCTATGCTCAAACGTGCGAACCGAAAGTGTCCCCCTCTTAGCCCGCTACGTCGAGCAATTAGATCAGGGGAGCTGACTGATATTGGTAGCGGCCTTGACCCGGTCCGCACCGTACTTGGTCAGCTTGGCGTAAATCGTTGCAGCGGTGCTCGACAAGCGCGCAGCCTGCGCGGCGAGGAAAGCAATGGCCTGCTGCGAATGCCGCAGACGGGCATACGGAGCATGACGCTGATGTTTGTTGTATTCACGCGGCGAGGGCGTGGTCTGACCGGAAAGCTGATTGGCCATGGTGATCCTCCGAAAGAGAAAGAGCCCGCCCGATTGCCGAGCGGGCTCTTATAATGCAGGCGCTCGACGAGAGCCTTAGCTCTCGCGGGTGATCAGGCGGGCAAGCTTGATCTGCTTGCGTTCCGGGAACACGCGGACCCACGAGTGGGAATACGCGAGGTTGTTCGCGGTCGCGGCGTTGGTCGGGCCACCATCGGTAGCGGGCGAGCCGACGTAGGCATGGCCGACCGGATGGATGCACCACTCGACGCGGTTGTAGAGAGTATCGCTACCCGCGCCGTTACCACGGTCCGGATTGCGGAAGACTTCGGTCGGCACGATGGGCGTACCCACGCCGAGCCGGAACGCGGCAGGACCCACAAGCCACGTATGATAGATGCCTGCGGCGGTCTGCGCGCCGTTGCTGGCGTCGCCAGCGGGGTTGGGCATACCGTCGTCAACGATCACGCGACGGCCCATAAAGGTCGGAATGTTGACCTTGCCCTCGCTGTCCGGGACGAAGTCGATCAGGTTGTTCTTCTGCGCCGTCGAGTAAACGATGGAATGCATGAACACGGCGGTCACGTCCTCGGCGGCGTCGCCGAGCAGCGTGCAGGCATCGATAAACGCCGAGCCTGAGAAGTTGGTCACGCCTGCCGAGAACGACACGCCCGAAACGTCGTGGGTCAAGTCATTCTGAGTGCCGTAGGCCGCATTGATGCCGACTTGCCCGGAACGGCCCAGCGTGGGGTCGGCCAGAGCGTTGTTGGCAAAGATGCCGTTGGCAACTGCGACGAACGCGCGCTGCAACCGGCGGACCCAGTAGTCGGAAACGCGCGATGCGATGGACTGCATCGGATCGGAACCGGCCAGAGCGGTCGCCAGACGCATCGTGCTCCAGCTCGCATTACGCGAGAGGCGCACCGCGACTTCGGCGGAGGTCTGAGTGATGTTCGGGGTCGAAGAGGTGTTCGGGTCATCCGAGGAAACGTTCTCCGCCGGATCGCCGATGTCCTGCCAAGACGGCACGGTGAAGGTCAGACCGCCGCCAGCGAGCAAATTGTCGAGGAAGTCATCGCGAGCAGCGACGCCGCTCTGAATGATCGCGGTCTTCTCCATCGTGAGCTGCTGAGTGTACGGAGTGAAGACAGCGGGAACGATAACGTCCGAAATTTGAGTGGACACATTGACCATGGTACTCTCCTAGGGATGAGGGCTTTTCAGCACACCTCCCCATGGAGGTCTCTGGCAAAATCTGATGCAGGAGGTTCGACGCGCTCGCACATGCGGGGTCAGAACGTCTGCATTGTTGGCGAGAGATTACCGCACACAATTGAGGAAAACAACTAGCAAGTTCGGTTTAGAATTTTGAAACCATTCAGAAGCTCGACGTGCTTAGATTTTGCCGATCCGTGCGGGTCTCATACCAGCCTTTTCCGCCGTAAATATCCTGCACCGAGCGGAAGTAGTCCGAGTACATCGGAGCGATTTTCTCCAGCGAAAAGTTCATGGCCCAGTTACGACACTGCCGCCGTTTAATCCCTCCGATATTGTTTGCAGCCCAAACGAACTGCTCGAAAGTCTTGCATCGGTAACCCGTCTGGCCGTGGACGTTATACTCCGCAAACGCGCCCCAGTCCGACGAGATGACCGGCGTGCCCGAGAGCATGCTTTCGATCTGCACTCCGCAAAATGGTTCGAGAAAGGTCGAGGCGCATATTGTCGCCTTGGCTTGGCTCAGAAGTTTTCGCCGCCTCGCCGGGCCGACGACGCCCAATGGTTGGATAAATTCGGATGGCATCTCCAGCGGGCCGGGGCCAGCGACGACGAGCTTGGTCTTTGTCGTTTCCGCAATCTGCTTAGCGATGTGCAGGCCTTTGCCTGAGTTCTGCCGACCGAGGAAGAGGAAATAGCCTTCATCGTCGGGGAGATCGAAGCTATCCGAAAAATCAAACTCGTCGAGATCGAAAGAGTTTGGGATCACGGCGTCATACCAAAAATCATTGCGCGCGTCGATTGCCGCCGCCGTGCCCTGATACGCGTGCATGATCGCGTAGCTTTCGAAAACTCGGTACGGAGCAAAGGTGCCGTGCGGATAGCCAATGCCGCTCTCCACCACGAGCATATCCCGATGCGCGTCAGCAACCGCTTTGTGTCCCATTCCGAACGGACAGAGAAGGAAGTCTCCGGGTTGCTTGCGGCGACCGATCTCTTCCTTCGCGCTACAGTAAAACACCTGATAGCAGTGATCGGATAATTTGTAGTCGGGGAAACCGCTCTTGCGCCAGTCGTGGCCCGGGTAGGAAATTTTCAAGTCCTGCGGCGTCGTGCAGACAACATTCTCTGTGCAACTGACCTTCGACTGGGAGTGTCCATAGTGAAAGACTTCGTGACCCTCCATCATCAGCATCTTGCAGAGCTTGACGACCTTCTGGGTAAAGGCACAACTCGAATACTCCGGGGTCGAGATCGTGTGCGGAATGCCGAGAACATGGAAACGCATTGCGGGGGACACTCCTTAACTAAACCATAGCTCCGGTAGCACACGGATGTTGATCCGTCAACGCATGCGCCTCGCGCGAATGAAGCCTCCGCACGAGCACGTAGGCGAGCCGGAGCCGCCGATAGTGGCCTGCGCTATCAGATAGACGGTCGTCGTACCTGACAAACTGTACCGCGTTGTGGGAGCCATACGATCAAGCGTGCTATTAGCGCCCGAACCGGTCGTGATGCTCTCTTGCCCAGCACTTTTTGTATAGGTGCCGAGACCTCCGAGAGTGTTATTCGTAGAACTCGTTCCGACATAGAGCGCAGTAATGGCGGGCGTAGTACCGCCGCCAGTGAACTCCACAACGCCCTCGACATCCCAGTCACCAGCGGTAAGCGAAATGCTAGTGATAGTTTTCGCCGTGGCACTCGCGAGCGATACACCGCTGGCAACAGACGCGGTAACATATTCACCGATGTTGCCAGCAGTCGCGTTATCATTGGTCGCTGTACCCGGATATTGACCTGTCGAGCCCGCCCCAGCCGCGCCAGTTGCGCCAGTTGCGCCGGTCGCTCCCGTGGCCCCAGTCACACCGGTTGCGCCAGTCACACCTATGTCACCGGTCTTATCAATCGACATGCCCATAGCGAGGCCGTTCGTAGGCGAGCCCGAAGTGACAGAAGGAGTGACGTTGACTGTCCAATAGGTCGTATGATCGACAGGCACACCACTGCCAAGCAGCACAAACATCTTTGTACCGTCTGGCGTCATGAAGACAATAGTGGAGGTGTTGCTGGAGCTACTCAGTAGAGTATTGATGAGCGTACCGAGGCTGTTCCCATTCCCGTCTGTCTTGCTAACGTTGAGAGAAGTCACGCTCGCAAACGTAGCATTGTTCAACAGGAATTTTCCGCTGCCCGGGTCGCCCGAAGTAGCAGTGTTGAATGCATAGTTGAAACCATAGACGCCCGTTGCCCCGGTCGCTCCAGTGACGCCGGTCGCTCCAGTGACGCCGGTCGCTCCAGTGACGCCGGTTGCGCCGGTCGGACCCGTGGCTCCTGTCAGACCCGTAGCCCCGGTCACGCCTGTCGCCCCGGTCAGGCCGGGCGGTCCGATATCTCCATCATTGCCGTCATCGCCCGGTACGCCGGTTGCGCCTGTTGCACCGACAGGGCCAGTCGCGCCCGTGGCTCCGGTAACGCCAGTCGCGCCGGTCGGGCCTGTTGCGCCGGTCGGGCCTGTTGCGCCGGTCGCTCCGACAGCCCCATCGTTTCCAGCGGGACCCGTGGCTCCAGTGACGCCGGTTGCGCCGGTCGGACCCGTCGCGCCAGTGGCTCCGTCATTTCCCGCCGGACCCGTAGCCCCGGTCGCTCCGATCATCCCATCATTGCCGTCTGATCCATCCTGACCATCCGCGCCCGGAGCGCCGCTCGCGCCCGAGGCCCCGTCGCTTCCGGCCGGACCGGTCGCGCCGACAGGACCGGTCGCACCAGTTGCGCCGACAGGACCCGTTGCGCCCGTAGCTCCATCGTTCCCAGCCGGACCGGTCGCGCCCGTGGCTCCGTCATTTCCGGCGGGTCCAGTTGCGCCAGCAGGCCCGGTCGCGCCGACAGGGCCAGTCGCGCCAGTCGCGCCCGACGCCCCATCGTTTCCGGCGGGACCGGTCGCTCCAATCAGTCCGTCATTTCCGTCTGCCCCATCCAGCCCGTCCGCTCCGGGAGGTCCAGATGCGCCCGTGGCTCCGTCAGCGCCCGTTGCGCCGACAGGACCCGTAGCGCCCGCAGGGCCGGTTGCACCGACAGGTCCAGTAGCGCCCGTGGCTCCGGTCGCACCGACAGCTCCATCACTCCCGGCCGGGCCAGTTGCGCCCGCAGGGCCGGTCGCGCCGTCGATCCCGGTCGCACCGACAGGTCCAGTTGCACCGACAGGACCCGTAGCGCCAGCAGGCCCAGTCGCGCCAGCAGGGCCAGTTGCCCCGTCAACGCCGGTTGCGCCCGTTGCGCCAGTTGCTCCGACAGGCCCCGTAGCGCCAGCAGGGCCAGTCGCCCCATCCAGCCCGTCAGCGCCGTCCATGCCCGGCGGGCCTTGAACGCCCGTTGCACCGGTAGCTCCGGTCGCGCCAGTGCCTCCGCTGCCCGTGATGGTGCCAACGATAGAACCGTCCTGATAGAAATTTCCGCTGTCGATATCGATATAGAGCCCAGTCAGCTCGGTCCCAACCGGGCTGCCGTGGCCGACTTGACCATTAGGCCCGATGTTACCCTTGAGAGCCCACGCGCCATTCTCCCTCAACCAAAAATCGAAGGAAAGATCGTCGATATAAAAATCGCCGTCGTGTGCGCTCATGAAGGGGGTCCATCGCCGGACGAACCGCGACCGCCTCCGTCCGTTCCGAGTTTCTTTTGAATGATCCAGTGACGTTCAATCGTCGCTGCGGTGGGGCGCGGACGGAGTGCGCCAATATACGAGCCCGCCTGTCGCGCGGTTCGTTGCGCTACAGACAGACCGTACTTTTTGATATACTCGCCCTGAGCCGTGAGGCTCCAGAACTCTTCAAACCATGGATTATTGACGGCCATAGCAAGTACGCCTCTTCTGTGTTAGACGACGTATTGCTCTCCCTCGCCTGTTATGGTCAGCGAAGAGCCTGCGCTCGCGCCGCCGACAAGGAAGTCAGTGCTGAGCATTTTCAGATTGCCATACCAATCGAACTCGCTGTTCGCGGCAACCGAGTGAGCACTGAAAAGCTCTGTGCCTGCTGCATTCGCGCCGGTCGCGCCGAGCCACAAGCTGAAAGTCACGGCTCCGCCGGTCTTGTTGACCACGTGGATGTGCTTGATGATATCGTAGATCAGAGCAGAACTCTGATTGTAGACATTCGTGGTCAAGGTCGCCGACAACGCGACAGGACCGAAAGTACGTTTGATCGACGGATTGGCCATGGATTATCTCCCATATTAAAGCGCGCCCCGATATTAGTCGGGACGCGCCTTTGATACTACTAGCAACCTCGATCAGGCAGCGGCGGGTTTCGTATCGCCGATCTTGGCACCGACTTGGGCTGCGATCTCCGCCGCCTTCGCCTCGCCGAGCTGACGCACGAGAGCGCCCTGCTTGGTCATGTTCCAACCTTCCTTCGACCAAGGATTGTTGGCTCCGCCGTAACCGCCCCGACCGTTGGGGCCGCCGCCCTGCGAGCCGCCGCCGACAGACGCAGGCCACCAATGCGGAGCCTTTTCCATCATGTCCTTCAACCATTCATCCGGGGACAGTCCGGGGACAACGCCGGGGACATCCTTGGTGATGGTGCGGCCATCTTCGGTGCGCTCGAAGATGTCCTTACCATAACGGACAGCATCCTGCACGGCGGAGGGCAGTGTCTTGGCCTTGATCGCCGCGTCACTGATCTGCCGGGTGATCTCGCCCGTGGTGATCGAAGTCTTCAAGGAGGTGACCTCGCCGTCCTTCTCGGCAACGGCCTTCTTTTGCGCTTCGAGCTGGCGCTCCAGATTTTGCTTGTCGCGCTCCAGCGGGGCCGTAGCCTGCTTGACGCGAGCCGCAATAATCGGCTCCAGCTTGGCCTCATCGAGCCGACCATCCTTGTTGATGGCGTCCAACTGAGCACGGGCCTCTTCAAGCGCGGTTGCGTTGGCCGTGATCTGATCGGGGTCGAGGCCCTCGAACGGCGCGAGCAGCGCCTTGGTCGCTTTGTGGTCGTTGCGCTCCTTCACGAGCGCAGCTTGCACGCGATCAACATCCGCTTGCGTTTTCACGCCTTGGATGCCAGTCAGCTCCCACTTGCCGTTGCGTTCCTTGTAGAGGTCCGCATAGCCCTCCGGGATTTCCTCGGCGGTATCATAGACTGTTTTCAACATAGGGATAGTCCTCCGAAATTACCTAAGTGGACATCCACTCAGGCACCGCTCATGCGGGATTTACGCTTATGCAGCAGTCCTCGACCAAGGCGGAGGATGTGCTGTCTCGTGATCTCCGTCACGCCGTTGGAGCCGTTGTTACGGCGGCTGCCTATGACGCGATGGGCGATATCCGTGTTATCCTCGCCAGCCGTGAGGCCGACGCTGATTGCAGTGTGGATGCGCTGGGCATCCTGAGCAGCGATGTGCCTCGCCCAGCGCGCGAGTTCGTGCCCGTGAATTTTCAGGACCTTCTTCTGTCCAGTCCGAATACGGTGCTTGGCCCACGCCTCGCCGTCGTGCTCGTGTTCTTCCTCAATGAGGGCGTTTGTCATCGATCCGACCCTCGTTCTCTGTCCAGTCTGGCATGAGCCCAATCTTCTGCGGAGCGAAGATCGTATGCTCCGCGTCAGCCGTTCGGTTGGTCACACCATGCGGGCCATAGTTGACCCACGAATTTTGTCCGCGCGTTTCGTTCGTCATCGCCGGACGCGCGAGGTCCGAATACATCGCGGCATGGGAGCGCCAAGCGTTTTCCTCGCCCTCGGCCCTGAAACCATTGCCTTCCTTCAAGTGGCCCATCATGTCATGCACGATGCGAAAGACATCGTTGACGACAACCTTGCGCCCGTCGATCACTTCGCCGGTCGGTCGCAGCAGCGGATTGTCTTTGCTCATGTCGCTCGCGCCGACGCCAGAGCCGTACCCGAGGTCCGTGGGAAATCCCCACCAATGGTTGTTCTCGCTCACGTCCATCGCCGCGAGACGCGGCGACAGGGCGTAGGGGTCCTTCTGCCCGGGCTTGACCCACTCGACTTGAAGACCCGTCTTCTTGATCACTTCCCACTGCGCGAGAGTTTCCTTGGCCATCGCCTCGTAGCTCGCCTTCACCTTCGGATCGGTCGGGTCGTTTTTCTCGTTGTCGTACTCAGTCGCGATCCGTGCAGCCCGCTCCTTATCGAGCTTCGCGTATTCGGTTGGCGGGCTGTAGGGCAGCCCGGCCGATCTCATATACTCACTGGCCGCGTCGCGGAGCCGCCCGATTGGTCCCGGAACATACCACTGTCCTTCAAGCGCGATAGGCTTCTGAGGTAACCCATCAAGAGGTTTTGCTCCAGCCGCGACAAGGACCGCTTGCGCCTGCGCCTCTTCGGGAGTGGTCGCCCCCTTGTGAGCAGCAACATTGATCGGCCGTTCGGTAACGACTGCACTCGCGCCTCCAGTTTGTTGCGGCCCCTTCAAGGCTACGTCGGTCGTGCCGAACTCGCCATGATTGTTGCGGGGTTGGGCGGGGTTATATGTCACTGGGTAGATGCTCTCTCAGATGGCGGAATGCCGCCTTGATGTGGTGATGACGAAGCGCAACGATGCGCTTCGTCAGCTCGTCACGGGACAGCATGGCATCGCTGACCCGTGTCTTGTTAATCCCGGCAACATCCATCAAGTGCGTCTCGATCATGTCCCGTATCGCCGGTTCACAGGCGTCGAGGATATCGATGGCCTCGTGAAAGGTTTTTACGATGTGCGGCCCAGCCGGATCACTCACGGCTTGCTCGCTAACAAAATGACGAGAAGCACCGCGATCCCGAGCGCGATCACAATTGACCAGCCCGTGGCGTTAGCACGCGCTTCCTTACGCGCCTGCCCGGCCAAGAATTGGTCGAGCCACGGGTCTCCATTTTCGCTCTCTTGCTCGTCAGCCATCACGCGCCGCCCTTCGTCTTTCCGGCCGACGCGCCTTTCTTGCCGACCTTGCGCTTCAACGGAACAGGTGACCCACGCGTATGGCCCTTTGGACTTTGACTGTTCGGCTTAATCGGAACATTCGAATTGGGCGGCGCTGTTGAGGCGGGGGCCTCCGGAGATGCGGGAGGCATAGCTCCGCCGGGCGTGCCCGCAGCAGGATCAGCGATAGGGCTGACATCCTCATCCAAGAATGTATCGTCTGTGACCGACTGCTGAAACGGGCCAACCATCGTTCCGAGCATCGACGCGGCTTCCTCTTCGATCTGCTCATTCTCTTCTTCAAAATCCATCTCCGTCATGTCGTTAAGCTTCATCATGCGGTGCATAGAGCGCAACGACAGTGGCAGACCCAGTTGCTTCGCCTGCATGAACGCAAGCAGCGCAGCGCCAGCGACAGTCTGATCGGCAAAGTCCGTGGTGGGCTCGACCGAAACTTCCTCGGGGTCTTCACCGACCCACTCCGCGCAGTATTTGAGGACTTGCTCAAGTCCAGCTCCGGCGCACTGGGCAACCGAAGAGATCGTGGTCGTGCGCGCGGCCACACGAATGCGAAGCGCCTCGCCGCTTTCGCCGCGAGCATTGCCGACATCCAAGAATGAAACCCCCAGCGCGGCTGCCGCCTCCTGATCATTCTTCAAGCTCTGGCGCATTTCGCCGAGCCCGGCCGCCGAGACGCCGATGTATTTTGCGTCGCCGCCGATCTTCAAGTCAATGACGCCTTTGTTGCCGACGCGCAGTTGCGTCGGGGCGGCTTCGTCAATCGCGCCGCCGATCACGACGAGCGTATTCTGGCCCTGCAAGTAGAGGGTCTGTCGGTAGTCCGCCTCGGCGCGATAGATCGCGAGCGCCAAATTGGACAGGCCGAGAAGCGGGGACACTTCCGGTTCGGGTACTAGATCGTTCGCCCCGATGAAGACGAACGGGATGTTGTCAAGCATTTTACCGCCGATACTCGGATAGATGAAGTCCTCAAGGATCGGCATACTCGTGTCGTTGACTTTGATGGCGACGCCGTAGGGCGCTCCAGCAGGCGGACGCTCCCAGCCGCTTTCCAGCTCCGGCTCTCCGCCACGTGTCAGGACACGGTATTTGCGTTCGGTCTTCCATGTGAAGCCTTCGCGCCGATACCCGCTTTCGTCGAGCACGACGAGGTCGAGTTCGTTCCGGCCCTCGTTGAGCTTGCCCGCGTCCCAGTTGATGATCCGCAAAGGGTCGTAGAACGAGAGGTAGGGAGTTGCCTTATCCACATCCACGCCTTGCGGTGCATCGGCGAGCAGTCCGCATCGGCCGTAAACGAGCTGCGCTACATTGATCCGGCGGAGCAACATCTGGAGCCCCTCGCCTTGGATCGTCGCCTTCTCCATCATGCCCTCAAGCCGCTTGGGCAGCTTGATGACGGCGGGCTTGTTGTGCATGATCCCGACCATGGCCTTGACGGCATCTTTGACAACGTC